TGAACAATTCGCCTATGTCCTGGGTTTAATTCTAAAACTACAATACTAAAATTATCAACTTCAGAAGCAGGGTCAACACCAAATATGTACTTCTTGTCTGGATTCCCTTTAAGGGAAGCTTCAAAATGAATATCTTCACCATTTATAGTTATCGGCTTAATTTGAGATGCTACACATGACTCAATTAGACTACGCTTGAAGAAACCCTGGCTATCAGTAGTAAAACAAGCACCATATTCCATTTGATAGATACCAGCATGTACAGTGGCTTTTGCTCGCGTGATCTGTGCCTCATCCATAAATCCGTCTGGCAGTTTCTCTACGGGCATACGGATTACTGAGTAGTCTTTCCAATTGAAAGATGGAGGAGGATCGTCGCCAAACACATCCCTCAAGGCATTGAAATCTCCACCACTATTAACTATGGCTCTATATCTTTTCCAGTACTCAGCAAAATGGTTAAAGTCATAATAGGCAGTACCAGATAAAATAATCTGATTAGAAGTTTCGTACATGTCTGTATCGTCTTGCTTTGATTCAAGCTCTACACCTAATTCTTTAGCCTTTTTCTTTTTAGCTCTTTCTTTTACCTTTTCAATTGGAGACGCTGCCACAGCGGCGAAACCAGCAACAACGTTTTCAAAGATGTCTCTAGGGATAGACGCAAACTCGTCCGCGATAATGTCATTTGCTCGCTGACCTCTAATCTTAGACCCATCACCAAGCGGTAGTGCGGTAATTGTGCTTTGATTGATTTTCATAACACATCGGTCAACATCTCGTCTTGGACCACTATTATTATCACAAAGATCCCTGAGAATTGGTGCGTTCTGCCATATGGTATCCATGTACTCAAAAAGAACCTTAGACTGCCTAAATGCCGCACCAACAATAATAACTTTTCTCCTAGGCATAAATAAAGCACGTAGAATAGGATATACAGACAGAATAAAAGATTTACCCATACCTCGACTTCCGACGAGCATTGGAAACTTCCTATTCCACATTTCATATAATAGCAACGCCTGGAACGGAGAAAGTTCTATATTAAGCACGTACTTACACGCGAAAGAAAAATACTCTGGTTTCATCATCAACCAGGATATTCTCTCTATTAACTTCTCGTTATCCCCGGCCTCCATTACGAAGTCCATGGGATTGAAGAGCTTGGATTCGTCTATATTGATTCCGAGCCAAGCATCTTCAATCTTCTGTTTATCTGATATCATTTATTTTCCTGCTATAAACCTCACCACGTTAATGTTACGTGGATCATCCATTATTCCTATTAATATTGAAGACAGAGAATTAACCACTCTTTCTTCTTCCTCTTTCTCATTAAAGGCAAGCATTGTCCAGCAGGCATGTAAAATTTCATGTAGTAGCGTGTCTCTTGTAATTGACCCACCACCACCTGTGAATATCTGTATTTTACGTTTTACTGAACAACAATTCCCATACGCATCCGTGTCATCAAACCAATCCTGCTCTACCTTAATTATTTCCCATCTGTGTCCCATCACCCATACTTCTGTTGGTAGTATCATGTTTCTACCCTCGCTATTTGATTTTTTGTTATTCTTGGCTTTGACTGTGGAAAAGTTCGTTAAGCCTCTTAAAAAGGCTATTACAAACGAGAAAAGCATTATGCTTATTGCCCGCAAAAATGATTTTGGTATCATACCACACCTGAAATTCCAGTAGGCATTTTAGTAGGTATTTCCCAGTGACTTTAACCTTCGCACGTAAATTCCTTGGCACACGCGATCCTTCTGGATACTTTAGCACATCCTCCATGTCAAATTCACAGATAAGGAAAGAAAAAGGAAAATCTTTCATCCTTTCCATTTCTGCATTAAATGCTCCTTTCTTCTTTCCAAGATTCATAGCTATTTCAGACGCACATGCCTTTCTTTCTACACATACTACATCCTCAAAGCCACGAAGAGTGTAATCCCCAGTATGAAGTGTCCCGATTTCCATACCGAGACACTTATCATACGGAGAGAACACCCAACCATCCTGCTCTCTAGTATCTTTAATAACCTTATACTCTGGAACTGGCATGTAGTACACCATCCGTCCAGCTTAGTTCTAGTTGACAAGCTCTACGCTCTGCCTTGAACTTAACAAATACTTCGTTAAATTCTTCAATAGTGCATGGTACTGATAAATCACCACCCACAGTAACTAGATCAGAAACCTTATCGCATAAGTTAACAGATTCTGGTTCTGGCACAGGGTTTACTGGTAGCTCTGGTTCTGGGGTAGGTTCTGATGATGGAAGCTCATCATAGTTATAAAAATTCATTTAGTGTTTCTCCTTACTATTTGACTAAAATATTCCACATACGAAGACTCCTTACCTGTTATCTGCTTATGGCAAGAATAACACAACGTAATTCCGTTGGATTCATCATATCGTAATGAAGACGCCGATGACCATTTCATTATATGATGGACCTGTAGTCTCTTTTTACATTTACACATCTGGCACTGCCTATTGTCTCTTTTCAGTACCTTACTACGAAACCTCTTATATTCTGGGTCGTCATAATTACGCTTGGCAGTCATGTTCTACCATTCTTCTGACAAGACCCTCAAAAGAAATCTTTGGCTCCCATCCTAATTCGTATTTGGCCTTAGACGGCATACCTAGCAGATAATCTACTTCCGCTGGCCTGAAGAATTTTGGGTCAACCACAACATATGGTTCCCAATCCTCAATTCCTATGTGCTTAAACGCAACATCTAGGAATTCTCTAATACTATGTGTTTGCCCAGTAGCGACAACATAATCATCTGGAGTATCCTGCTGTAGCATTCTCCACATGGCTTCCACATAATCAGCAGCATGACCCCAATCTCGTCTTGCGTCCAAATTGCCAAGTCTTAGCTGCGGGTAGTCATTTGGCTTTCCAGCCTTTACAAAATCCCCAATCCACTTAGTAATCTTTCGCGTTACGAACTTTTCGCCGCGTCGTTCCGATTCATGATTGAACAAAATGCCGGAACAACCAAATAGCCCATAACTCTTTCTGTAGTTATCCACTAAATAGTGTGCGGCAAGTTTTGCAATAGCATAAGGAGACTGAGGCTGGAACTTTGTTTTCTCGTCCTGGTATTTTAAAGCGTGAGTATGTCCGTCTATGTTGTATTTAGTATAATCCCGAACATCATAGTTTCGTCCGAACATTTCACTAGAACTGGCCTGATAGAACTTAGTTTTATCCATCATCCCATGGTAGCGTATGCTCTCTAGAATGTTTAGCACTCCAGCGGCAGTTGCTGACCATGTTGCTGATGGATTCGTAAAAGAAGTAGCCACATGTGATTGTGCGGCTAGATTGTAGATCTCATTAGGCTGTTCAGTATAGACGACATTGCTGACACAAAACTGATCAGTAATATCACACTCCGCAATATTGATCCTGTCTAAAATATGAGAAATTCGACTGGTTGTATCAACGGACGCTCGTCTGGCTACCCCAGTTACTTTATACCCTTTATCGAGCAGAAGTTCTGCGAGATATGATCCATCTTGTCCAGTGATCCCAAATACCAGTGCTTTCATTTTGAGTTCCTTGCTATAGTGATAAACCTATGTGCGACCCCTAGTTCTATAGTCATCACAACGGTCCAAATTGACACGATTTCAAGAAGAGAGTGTTGCATAGATAACTTAGTCCTTTTCTGGTAGTGTTTCTGGTGTTAGTAACGGCTGATCGACACCCCCATCTTCGTACTTGAAGAATTCTGATAATCGCTCTGTCTCAGAATATATTGCTAATCTCATTTTTTCCATATCTTTTCCGATCTGCGTCCTAAATGTGGGATCAGTTGCGATCTTTTTAATCAGTGATGCGAAAGTTTGTTTGCTGTCTTCAATTGCTTTAATTCGCTGCTCTCGCGTTCCTTTTAGATCCTTTAGCATTGTAGCTTTTCGGGACTGAAGATCCTTATAGTCCTTACTTAGGGCTTCTTGGGAAGCCCGTAACATTGCTACTTGTCGCTCAAATTGAATAATTAGATCCATGTCCCTCTGATCTTTATCTCTAGTTTTTTCCTCGCGGACAATCCGCTCGATAGTGGTGATTTCAGTTTGGTTCTCTTGTTGCGAGCGTAGAATGCGGTTCATTAGGATTTCTAATTTGATTGTATCAATTATTTGCATTTCTTCTGTGTGGAAAACGTCGTCCTTGAACTGACTCCACATCTTCTTAAAATGGAACTCAAACAATTGTAGCTCTTCGTCTGAGAATTGAGTACGAAGCTCCTTATAGTATGGCTTTTGAGCAAGCTCGTTTGCTACTTCTATTTCCGCTTTATCTTTTTGGGAGAAGCCCAGGTTTTCTTTGATCCAATTTATAACTGATGTCGCATCACGATCCAGGTGTTGAGCTATTTGGGAGGGAGACAGA